CCAACGTCACCTTGCATCATAGCGTAAATTCCTAGTATTCGTTCAATATCTGCTTTTGCATCTGCTTCATTCTTATATAACTCATTTGGTAAAGGTACTGGCCCAGCAACAATAGGTTGTCCTAATTCAGGATCAAATTCAATAACTGCTGTACCAGCTTTACCCCATTCTGCTTCTAAATGAGCCTTATCCATACTCCCTCTTGGAATCAAAAGCTTTACGTTAGTTGAACTAGAAGCATGAGCAACAATTAAAGAACGTATCTTATTAATGTACTCCTGTAGCCCCTTGACAAGTCTGACATCGCTCATAGGGTACGGATTACGATTAAATCCATTCATAAAAGGCACAATAGGATATTCTTCTATAGGTAAAGTAGCCATAAACATTTTATGATCACCAACACTAACACATTGTTGTATTTGTGTTATTTCTATTTCATTTACCATTATATTGCCATCTTCAATAACATCTGCCTTCGTGATCATTTCAATAACTGTAGTCGAATTTGGTATAGAACCCTCATGCTCTTCTCCTGCCATAGGACTAGGCTGACCTGTCATAGGGTCTAACATCATATGAAACTTTCCACCAGTCTCTTCATAAATTTGTTGATATTGACTGACATTTGCTTTGTCTGTATAAATAGCCTCTTGTCCAGCAGATAGTACAATAACAGCAGGTTCTTTCTTATATTCCTCAAAGTCTACTTCATTTAATATTTTTTGCTCATTGCTCAATGAATCATATATTTTATAATAAGGACTTTTAATTTTTGTGTAGCGTTCAAATACCTCTAATTCTCTTTCTTCTGTAATAGACTGACCAGTCAGTCTTCTTTTCAATGTTACATCTTCATTTAATAATGCATGACGAGAATCAGAAGCTGTGTTAAGATAATTGGTTTCACTGCTTTCCCTGATAATATCTTCAAACTCAGGATATGTAGATATTAATTGCGTTTGTGTTACAATCTTACCTACTATGATATGTGCAGCATCTCTACAAAAAGGATCCTTGCTACTAGGATCAATAAATAATTCAAGTGGGTCTATTGCATTAATCTTAACCTCACCTGCACCAAAGTCGGCATCGGGATCTATATAAGCCATCATGACACCCATGCCTTTAACATAGTAATCGTCTATCGCCTGTTTTAATTCTACATTGCCATTAGAATGATCCCATACGTAAGCCATTAGATCGGAAAACATTCTGCCGACTTTAGCATCACTATTCTCTCTTGCTGTTGATTGAAATTTTGGATTGTTTGCAGTAAGCATTGCTTTAGCTTGCTCTACTGCAGAATGTACTACATTAACTACTAATGGCTCTTGAGCACGTTGGCGAAGAGCAGTAACTTGATCGTCACTCCACTGCTTACCATTACGAAACTCATTATCCTCTACTGCTTGCGTTATCCAGTTCTCACGAGCTGAAGCATAATCAGTTAAGAGGTCTTGCGTTAATTGTACGTCAGTATCTTTATTTGTATCTTGATGCAATGTAGAAAGTCAGACTTTTATCAACTTAAACGTTTACTTTAGGTAATTTGTTCCAAATTAAGCTATTTTCCAGCTTATATCGTCCAAATTGTCTAGAGTATAAGACTTTTTATTTTCTTTTACAACGCCTTTATGATGAGGAGTATAACATTTTTTCATTGCATAAAAAAGTCCATCTAAAAGATCATCATGTTTACTACGAGGATATAAGAGAAGCTCGTCACGTAACTCTGACATTGATTCTAGCATATACATCTTCTTTTGAGCAAAGTAAGGTTGCATAGTTTCTAAGCGTGAAGACTTGCTGGTTCTTGGACTTTCTTTTATTTCAAGACCAGATATAAATATTTTTTCTTCATCACATCGCTGTCTCAAGTATTCTCGTAGCATTTCCTGATAGCCTACGCTCTCTACTCGTACCTTTACTGGTTTGAATATTTTAAAATACTCGATAATGCTTTCTGCAAGTTGCATGGGAGTTGCCCTTTGGCGGTAATACTGGAGAATATACCTGTTGTTGTTTTCGTCTACCGCAATGGGCATGATTACAGAGTAGTCTGCCGTCTTGCGAACCGAAGAAGCAGGGTCAACCCCCATAAACACATTTACAGGAAACTCTTCTTTGTCATTCGTTAGATAATGATTTCCTGCTTTATCAATTTTTAATTCATAATCATGATACTGAATATACTTTTCTTGAAAGAGCTGGTCTTCGTCACCAACAATTTGACACATATATTCACGATAAAATACACTAGCTCTACCAATAGATTCTAATTCTTCTTTCTTCTGCACTAATTTAGCTATAGGCTGCCAATCTTCCCATAACGCTATATTCTTATCTAGGTCTGGAGCAAAATGCATATTTATCCAACCTTTCATTTCTTTTAGTACTTCTACCATACATCTTTGATGCTGTGGTGTACCAATTACTATAATCTTACCTTTCTTAGGGTCTAATGATGGCACTGCACTCTGTAATAACCAGCGTAAATTCTGTTCCATTGCTTCAGCAGTCTTTGTATTGTTCTCATCTTCTGGATCATCTACAATAATTAATGTAGGTCTTTGGCTACCTACCTTAATACCACGTAACTGCTGACCTGTACCTTTACATATAATCATTGTACCATCTTTAAGCTCTATTTCTGACTTTGCCCATTGCTTTGCACTGTGTTGGCCCCAATACCCATAGATTTGCCTGAAGGATTCGCTGTACTCTATAGTGTCCTTGATAGTTCCAAGGAGCTTGATGGCGTGGTCTTGGGTACGGGATACCAACACAATAAGTTTTGCTCCACTGTCATTCATGATGTGGAAAAGGGGGTAAACACCTCCAACAATGGAGGATTTAGCATGACCACGTGGAGCAATTATATTAACTTGTTTATTATCATTGTTTGTAATAGCGTCAGCTATCTTATAATGGAAATCAGGAGATGCCGCAGAAAACATATTAGACATAATTACCTTACCAAACATAATCATGTTGTTTTTTAGCTTATCTCTTATGTAGGTCTTATCGTCCACTTGGCTTCTTTTCAATATCCCACCCCCATAATCTTAATTCTGGTACACCGCCTCTTGTATATGACTTAATAAATCTTTTATTAAAATTATAAAATGCACGTACAAGCCCACCTTTTGGAGTACATATCCATACTGACTTATCTGGGTATTTTCTATGCTTTACTGACATTTTTCAATATAAGACTTGATGACATTTTCTTAATAGCATCCAATGGCAATATAGTCATTAAGTCTTCCCTGCCTTTTCTTGTATATACTTTCTTATAAGAATCTCGTACATGGTTTGCATAATCCCCCATATCTACTGATGTAGCAATCCATAGCCTTAATACCTTTGTGCATACCAATACAAAGTAATCATGAAACTCATACGCAAAGAAATCAGCATCTCCATAGATAGAACCTTTATTACCATGTACGTTTTTTATCTCTAATACAACATATGCATCATTTGGATGGATATTTTCTTTATTAAACCTTTTAGAGCTTTTAACATCTACTTTAAAAGGAAAATCAACTATATAATCCCAATGATTATGTATATCGTCATGGTCTGAGGATTTTTTATTTTTAAATCCATAGACCTGTAGGCTTTTGACAAAGCGTTGTTCTGCTTCATCGCCATATTTATAATATTCTTTAAAATTTACCACGTTTCTTTGGCTTCAAAGGGCATTTTCTTATATTATCTACCCTTGTTTCCAATATCCCCCCTTTTTGTATTCCACAATGTACATTATCTTGGTATTTACCAGCAAATGGACATTTCTTTTCTTTTACAGAGCAATATGAAAACAATTAATCATATTCCAATGCAAGATGATCATATAGATAACCATATGTCTCCATCTCACGCAATGCGTCTATAGCTATATTAGTTATATTGTTATCTTTGCTATTCTGCATCACAGCAATTACATGTAAAGCTCTAATAGCTACATCTAATTGTTGATTCTTCATATGATCATCCGTAATACCTTCATATTCTCTTTCTACTTCATTGTTGTACTTCATTCGTCTCGGATTTCCTTTGCAATGTCAACTTCTTCTCTTCTTTAGCAATAGTATCCGCTATTTGCTTCGTCATATCCACCTGTATCGTGTCTGTTATCATCTGTTTATTAGGCTTCATCTCCAATAGATCCATTAAATAGTCATTTGCCTTTAAAAAGTTGTTAACATCGCCTTTATTTTCAGCCATTGTTAATGCACGTAGTATATTATCTACTGCAAACTCTTTATTAATGGCTTTATCTAGTAATAATTCTTTGATTTTCTTTTCTACCATACGCTTTGCTACCTTTTGTTTAAGGAATCTGCGTACCGTTGCAGTGGGGACTTTCTGGTCAGGTCTGTATATCTTACCAAGAGCGTCATAGTCCACTTTTCCATCCTCAAACACCATTTGTGCATATGCGGCAACAGTATTCTTAGCACGTACTTTTCCAGATTCTTCTGCATCCCATGTCCTTTTAGGGTTTGTTTTACTATAAACCCCATATTCATGATTTGTTAAAAAATTTATTTTTGAGAATCCACTATCCCATCCTACTCCACAGGTAAGTTTTACAAACGTTTTCACTCTACCGTTCTTATCTGTGTAGTTCTTTCTATCATAGCATTCTGCTACATACCCATCATCCGTTAAACCCCAGTCGCCAATCTCAGCTTGACGCCAATATACGTAATCAAGCTTTTTATGCTTAGCTTGTTCTTTCGTATATACTGGATGTTTACCAGTTTTCCCATCTATTTTTCTTGTTATTTCCACGTTTAGCTATATGTACATAGAGCTATATGGTCATATAGCTATATGGTTATATATATATCTATATGTATTAATCCATACTCTCATTGTGACTTTCCCCCATATTTAAATTCTGCTCTATTATCTTAGATATGATCTCATATTCAGCATTAATAGAGTCAGTTATATGATCTGATTCCTGTACCATTTGATCATACTGCTGTTCAGTCATAACCTTCTTTTCCCACTTGCCAGTATTCATATTGAAAACTTCATATTCTTTTTTTGGCTTACTTTTCATAATACACTTGAACTTAATATAGCTAACTTACACATTACAACGCTTTAAAGGAATCATTAGTTTCATAATACTCTTTTCAAAATTGTAACAAGAATGTGAGTGGGAGGAACATATTACAAGTACCCCCCTTGTAATTGGGTTGCCTTGGGTTGAATCCGTTGAGTTGAATGGTTTAGGATAGATTGGTTAGATGTGTCAGCTCGCACACTCTCTGACCCAGCTATCTTAACCATGCACTCTTCGGTCACACCATGTGCTCACTACATTCACACACGTATGCCCATGATGAGTACATATATAAATCCCTACAGTACTGTAACGTACTGCATGTCTTTATCTTCCTCTATGTATGATACCTAACTAACTACTAAAGGAGTAATCTTATGGGTACATTCACTAAAGTATTAAAGAACACAGCATGGTTTACTGTTGGTGTTACAGCCATAGCAGTAGAAAAAGCACATGATGGAATCAACACAATCATGGAAGAGGTTGAATCTGGCAGACCTCAGGATCTGGTTAGAAAACATTGTACATTTATCAAAGATACAGCATCATCTACTACACAACGTGGTAAAGATGCCAGCTTATCTGATAAAGCTAAAGAACAGCTTAATAATATTAAAGCTAAGTTTGATTCAGTATGTACAAATTAATCAATCTATTACATAATCTAGTCATAATCATATTTTGTGCATTTCTTGCTACAAGTATGATCTATGGAATGGCAACAGTTATCTGGCTTCTATTTGGAGTCAGATAACTAAAAGCTTCCTCTATGTATAAATAAATAACGATTCACTTGAGTAATAACTAGTCTCGGTCGTGATTCTCCTAGAGAAAGAGAACACATTGGATATTCTTTTGTTAGGCAAAGGTTACGGACAAGATCACCCATATAGTTGGTGTCCCATAAGCGAATAGAGCAAGTGATATTGTTACCAAGATACCTGTAGTCAAATAATAGGCCCAGAATTGGATTATTTGAACTTGGAAGAAAAATACAGGTATGTATAATTAAAAAGGAGTGAACAATGAATACTACTAAATCTTGGCTCAAAAGAGCAGAACTAAAGAAAAACAAGGGAGGTAAACACGCTCCCTATAAATCTACTCGATTACAGGACAATACTAAAATTGCACATCTAAATACTGCAATTATTGGTAGGATAGGAGAAAATCGAGTAGAAAATCACTTACTTGAGAATGACTATCAAGTATTTAACCAAACTGCAGACACTTGGGGAATTGATCTTGTATGTTTTAAACCAAAGCTTTGGAAAAACGAATGGAAGATCAATTTAATCACAGTACAAGTAAAATATCATACTATTGCTTACAATACTTCCTATGGAAAGTCATTGAAAGTTAATATTACTGAAAATTACGCAGATTGGATCGCAGTACCTATTGATCGTGGATTTATAGATGATTATGAACATATTATCTACTATCCTAACGAAAAGAAAGGCATCCGCCATGTACGAGAATTTTCTTTCAAAGAGAAATACCTCGAATCAAAGTATAAAAACCAAAACCCACGCAGATGGGCTACAAATTGGTATAAACTTCCAACACCAAAACCTCAATCTGGTTGGAATAAACTCATACAATCACGCACATCTTGTGATTAATTACTAGAGGGTTGTGTAAACAAGTCGCAACCCTCACACCTTCCTCTATCTATAATAATCAAAAGGAGTATAAAATGCAATTAAGCGAATGTTGTGGAGCTATTGTATATGATGATACAGACATTTGTTCAGAATGCTTAGAGCATTGTGATAGCTATAATAATGAAGAAGAATAAAAAAACAGCTTCCTCTATTTTTGGATGCATGGTGCGTCCAATTACTAACCATAATAAAAGGAGTCAGAAATGACTAAATTAAAAGACATTATAAAACGATTTGCTGGTGTTGCTGATAAAGCACCTGAAAGACCATATGAAAGCGTATGGTTACAGAAAAGCAAACAAACTGAAGATGGTAAATACCTCAATCTTAGTACAACCGTAGATCAAATGGTAAACGATAAAACTGATGAGTATATTTACAACGTTTGGTCAGAATTATCAGAAGACGGATTGTCTGATTTTGACAAATTCGTAGAAACTGAACTTATTCCTAACGGCATGAGAACACTTAGAGATACAGCTAAGTTATCAGGTGATCAAGGATCTATACGATACATGATAGCACGACCAATGAACAGTTAACATTATACAAAAGCACATGGGTACATCCTATGTGCTTTTTTTACGCTTCGCTACACTCAGCGAACAGCTTTTTTTAAAAAGGTGCTACGCTCAGTAATATAAAATTCTGGACTGTCGAACAAGAAACAAATTGACTGTAAGTGCAGTTATTAGTATATTTAAAGCCCTTTACAGGGGGAGTAAACAAGACATCCATAACAAGATTTTACTTATGGTTAGGTAGAACAAGCACGCTTAAAAACAGGGAGCAGTATCTTCTATGGTACTGCTTCCTTTATTTCTAATTATATGGAGGAATATATGAGCAATCATAAACAAATGTTTAAAGATGCAATACAAGATACATTATCAGAATTATATTGTATTCATCATCCAAATGAATCACTTCAATATGCAGAAATTACAGTAACAAAATTTGTATCTTGGAGTGATCAACCAATTAAAGTATATCATGATATTGAATATTGCCCTAAATGTTTTGAAAAACATGAAACAGGAAAAGAATTTAAGCATGATATAAAACCTAAACTATTATTCACAAATATAAAAAGGAGCAATAATGCAAGACATTAAAAGGCATGAAATACAACAAATGAAATTAGAATCAGCAGTTTCTACGTTAGAAAATTATCCAGATGATTTAAATATGATTAGTCAAAGCATTGATGAAATCTATGACATATCACATAAACTACTAGAAACTACAGTTGCTACTAATAAACGACTAATTAATATAATTAAACTATTAACAAAAAACATACAAGATGTAGAGGACAACTTATGATAACAGAATCAGATATTATCTTTGATAATTTAGCAGAAGATGTGTTTCCACTTCTTGAAGAAGCAATTGATCGAGAAGCATCGCACATTATGGATGAATTTAACATCAACCCAGAAACAATGGTAAAACTAATCGAATCTTGGTTGCAAAATGCAAGTAAAAACGATTACATACCTAATACAAAATGGAGAAATGTATGAGTAAAGTAGGAACATTTGCCACAGTTGCAAAAGGTGCTAGTTATTTAGCACTTGCATTAAATCAAATGTTAAGACTAGCTACGTCAGGAGCTAGGTTTGCTATTGATTCTTTTGCAGATAGAAGACGTTACAATATAGAACTACTTGTACAAGGTGCTACCATTGAAACTAAAGAAAATCAATCTGGTGCACAATTAAGTAGAATTGTACGTATTATGGGAGAAGTTGGCGTAGACCAAGCAATTATCACAGATGTGAAAAAGGAGACATCATGATGATATTTTGGGACATTCCAGCTTGGATGTTAGTAATTACATGGTTTGTAACAATGAACATAGCCATAGTTGTAATCGCACATCTATGGTTATGGTTTGTTACATTGCTTAATGAAAAAAGGAGTAAATCACATGGGAAAAGTCAAATCACATGAACATCTAATAAATGAAAGATTACTAGATCGGGAAGAAGACATTAGGGTCTTAAAAGAACAAAACAGACAACAAAAAGCAGAAATCGCTGAATTAAGATTAGCTTTATTGAAAATCCAATCTACAGGAGACTATGTAAATAATTTATATGATGATCTTATCAAAAAGGCACTGAATTATGGATAATGTAGAAAAAGTTAGTAATACAGACAAAAGGCCAGCAATAGCCTTTGACGATGCAGGCGAAGTTGGAATAATGCAAATAGCATTAAGAACATATAAAAACAATATGGAACAATGGAGAACTGACGGTGGCGGAGACGATTTTAAAAATAAAATCAATGGATTATTAGATGAATTAGAAAAAGTAATCAAAATGTTTAACAAAAAGGAGTAAACCAATGATGATACTACACTGTGGTGGACGTAAAGTAGATTTTACAGATCTACAAAGCGTACCACTACCAGAAAAAACAGACACTTATACACCTGTAGCATTTGGAGATTTAATCACCAATGCACAAGAAGTAGCAAGTGACTTATTAACAGGACATACGTTCAAAGAAGGACATTATGCTTTGGCTGGTAAAGATCAAAGAATGTTTGCAGTATTGAACTATGAAGGAGATGACCCAGATATGGGAGTATCTCTAGGTATAAGATCCAGCTATGACAAATCTATGTCAAATGGATATTGTTTTGGAGCAAACATAACAGTTTGTGACAATATGATATTTGCTGGAGACTTTACCATTATGCGTAAACATACAAAGAACGTATTTGAAGATCTCAGAGACCAATTAGTGTCTACACTATATAACTTTCAGAGAAATTCAAAATTCCAAAATATAGTTGAAGATAAGAAAGTCATGCAAGATACACATCTTACATCAGACGCAGCATATGAGTTTCTTGGCTTACTATTTGGACATAAGGTCTTAAAAGCAAGACAACTAACAACAGCAGTAAATTGCTGGAATAAACCACCTTATCTTGAATTTCAAGGTAAAACTATGTGGGGATTGTATAATGCATGTACAGAAGCACTGAAAAGTACACCTCCTAATCATATTATACAAAAACACATACAACTGCATGAATTTGCAACAGCTTAAAAGGAGCAAACAATGATAAAAATACAACAAGGAGATGTATTATTTAAAAAAGTAAGTGGAGAAGAGTTCAGAGCATTTCGCAAAAAAGAAAGTGAAAAACAATACACTAGCTGGACTATTACCTCTGGACTAAAATCACACGAAGTTAGACTAAATGAAAATAAAGCACTACGCAATAATAAATGTACAGTTGCTTTAGGAGAAGCTACTGGACATCATCATCGCTTTGAAACAGCGTCTGATGGTGCTGTAGTAACAGCATATAGTAATAGTTATCATTTTGGTAGAAATAATCCACAAGTATGTGACTACGTTGCAATAGAAGGCAAAGATGGATATGCTACATTAACACATGAAGAGCATAATCCTGTCACAGTACCTAGTGGATATTACAAAATCGAAATTGTGAAAGAGTTTGATCACTTTTCACAATTAGAAAGGAGGGTAGTAGACTAATGTCATTTGCTAATTACAACAAAAGAGCATGGAATGTTAATGAAATTGAGCTAAAAGACTATATAGATAAGTTTAAAAGCTTAAAATCTAATAAAACACATATGTTTAAACGATGGTTAAATGGTAGTCGTTTTATCTTATTATGGGGAAATAACAAAACCATTAACTTTACATCTGATTGGTCTTTAAGATCAGATAAATCACAAGATCCTAGTAGAGAAATAGAAGCTTGTATTGATATAAAAAACAATACATTGACTATATTTGATGTAAATATACTAGAACAAGGAGCTAATGTATTTGGCAATCAATTCTCTTGGAACATCACAGTATCACATCACTGGGGAACAAATACTTTATATGAAGGAACAAAGCATGAAATCAAAAGTGCTAAACATTGTACTGAATTAAAAAGTAAAAATCAAAAAGATTTTCCATACGCTTGGAATGGAATGAAATTTGATTTAGACACATATAAAGTAATAAATGATCCACCTAAAGAAATAAGACAGAAAATGGATTATTGGAAAGAAGTTACTAGAATCCAAAGAAATGCATCTGCTAGAGCAAGAAGAGCTAATTTCAAAGCGTTAGAACGTTTAGATATATATCGTAATACTGGAAATATTAACGATATAGAAATGGAAGACGCTTTTAGACTATTTAATGTATCTGAAAGACGTGAAGTCATTGATGCATTTGGAATGGATACTATTCTTGCCAATTGTGAATCTGAAGTCTTAGATAAAGACGTAGTAGATGATAGACCATACGAAGTAGTACGAGTTAAAGTAGAAGATAAAACAATGCCAGACGGATCACGTTGGTGTAATTATCTACGAATGGTAAATCCAAGTACATCTGAAATTCATTTTGAAGGTGTACCAAATACTCAAAGTACAGTGCAAACAGCTTTAAGCTGGAGAGATGGAGACGCAGGAGCTTACGTAAAACCAATAGTGCTTACATAATTGTGAAGCAGTGTGGTTCCTTCGGGTTTGCTCCTCCAATTGTTGAACTCCGCATCGTTCGACAAACTGCACTGCTTCCTTTATTTGCAAATTGCAATCACTGACGGTGGGGACACTAGACATGCATACAAGAGTACGTACTCTTGATTGCACACTCGACCTCCCCACTAGACGTGTCAACTTAATAAAAACAGGAGTTAGAATGAATAAATTCTACGAAATACTGAGAAATGAAGACTATAAACCATTTGTAGAAACAAAAGGTGGCGGTAATTTCTCAGCAGACTATGTGTCTTGGGCAGTAATGCATGACCATTTGAAAAGAAATTTTCAATATGTTGAATATAAGACACATGAATACCAAATCACTAAAGATGGTACTACACTAACATTGCCATATATGTTATTACCAAATGGTACTGCAATAGTTAAAGTTACTCTTACATTAGAAGATAATGAAGGTGATAGACAAACACATGAAGAATGTCTAGCGGTACGTAACTTTAAAATGAGTGCAGAAGCAGCTCCAGATGCTGCACAAGTGGAAAATACCATCAGACGTTGTATAGCAAAAGCAGGTAGCATGTTAACTGGTTTTGGTATAGAACTATGGTTTGGAGAAGACATTAAAGATCTTGATTATAGACCAGAAACATTAATTAATGGTCAAAGACCTAAAGAAGGTCATATAACAGTAGATCAAAATGTAAAATTAGATAGACTTAGCAGAGACCCTGTATTTAAAGGAACTGATACGTCTACTAAAGTAAAAACTTTAATCAATTCAAATCCAACAGAAGAAAAAGCACAAGCTGCTATTGATAAATTGGACAAGAAGATTAAAGAACTAAGAAAAAAACAAAAGGAGGCAGCGTAGATGCCATACGAAAAAACAGGAACAGTCAAATCTGTGAAAATAGATTATGACGTTGAAAAACAGTGGGGAAGTTGGAACCCCACTTTTGATATGTTCTTAACTATAACATACAACGATGGACAAGACTGGGACAATACCTTAGAAATCTATGGAAATGTAAAAAAAGACATAGAGACTACGGATCAAAAGTCTTGGGGATCAGCATTTAAAATAAAGAACTTCTTTGAATCGGTATTTAAAGAAAAAGATCTTTATATGAATAATGATTACACAATTCCAGATAAATGGTGTGATGTAGCTATAGGAAGACAATTTATGTTGTGTGCTTATAAAACTACAAAGCTCAAGAAAAGCGGTAAGCATTTCTGGGATACATATAAGATTGTTGCTAGATCAGATGCACCACAAGGTACATTAAAGACGAAAGTCATGAAAGATGTACAAGATGGATGGATTAAGAACTATTTCACAGAAGATATGGATAAAGATATTGAAACATCTGCTCCAGCAAAACCTTCTGAAAAAGCCGATTTCGATCTGGACATTTAACATGAAAGTACCAACTGTTAAATTCATAATAAAGAAATGGCTAAGAAATAGATTAGACAATGGTGTAGAAACAGTCGCTTCTCATGAAATTGAAACAAATTTGGTCAATTACGGAAAAGAGTATTGGGGGAAATTACATACCCCCAGTACTTATTCACGTGCTTGGAGACATTTAAAAAGTGGAACCGAGTTAGACGATATTGATGTTTCAACGATTAAAGAAGTTAAGACAGAAAGTGCGGAGACAACATGGAGACTAATAACTGGTGGGTAGAATACGCTACCACAAGTGTTAGCAATAGAAATCATCTTTGCAAACTAGAAGAGTTTCCTAGTATAGCAGCACAACATCAGAATCTAGAAATATACAGAAGTATGTTTCTTTATGATGCTGATATTGTAGAGTTTGTTGCTAAAAACGATACTGTAACTGGATTCAACGGAGTACAAGGAGTAGATAAACTTGTTATTGACATTGATTACATTAAAAATGACAATAACATGGGTAACGAAACACGATTGAAAGTCTTAGACGTAATTGACAAAATGGAAAAACTTTTAATACAACCAGAACACTATAATATATGGTTTTCTGGTAAAGGTTTTCATATACATCTTGGCAATGTGTACGGATTTGAAGATTCTAATCAAGTGGCTAAACAAGTAAGAGCAACCATGCAACGTGACTTTGGCGAATATATAGATATTATATATGATAGCAGAAGGTTGATACGTGCTGGACATTCTTACAATAAAAAATCAAAGCTATATAAAATACCTATATCTTATACAGAATTATCTGAATTAGATTATTTAGATATAGCTGAATTAGCACAAGAGATTAGAACTAGCTACAAACCTCATAAAATCAGTAAAGAAATAGTAGCTGGATTAAATCCTATGGATATGAGTCGTAAAAACATTGAAGAAGTACGTAAAGTATTCGACAATGCAAAAGGAATATCTACAAGATACATTACATGCGTACAGCATATTTATAATGCTGGACATGTACCAAATAATAGACATAAACACCTATTAGCTTTAACAAGCATATGGCGTAAGAAATATGCATTTGATAAAGTAGCATGTGATCATCTTGCAAGAGCTTATATGGCTAAGATGAATAATCCATTAGATCCAGTTGAAGTTAGCAGAATCGTTAGTGACGCTTTCAAAAATGATTACAATTACGGTTGTAATCATCCAGTACTACAACCTTATTGCGATAGTAAATGTCTATTGTATAAGTACAAAAATCTTGATGAAGAAACAAACATATTAAATGCTGAACAAATGGTTAGTAAATTGATAGAGCATTATACATCAGACTTCACAGATAGATCTTTTGACTTAAAAGACATCTTTACATTTATGCCTAAAACGCATTTATTTACCTCTGGTCAGCTTATTACACTAATAGGCGATACAGGGTTAGGTAAAACAGCTTTTATCAGTTATATCATCACACAGCTACCTAAGATAAAAATACTATTCTTATCTTTGGAAGTAGATGATTTAACTATGTCAAGAAGATTCTTGCAGGCAGCAATGAAAAAGTCAAAATCAGACATTATCAACATAGTAAAAAGTGGAAATATTAATAGTATAGAAGAAGCACAGAAATCTATAGATAATATTCAACTGGAAACAGTAAGTCCTGATATACAGGATTTATCTAGCTTTGTTGCAGAAACTGAAGCAAAAATAGTCGTTGTAGATACAATTGATAGAATACCAGCTAAATACGCTGGAAAAGATGACTTTGCTAGACAAGAAGTAATCGCAAATGGCTTAAAAGATTTAGCAATGAAAGAAGATGTTATTGTGTTAGCAGTACATCACATTTCTAAATCAGCATCTTACAATTTCAAAGAAACAAATACATTGGACGTGCATAGCGGTAAAGGCAATAGTGCCATAGAACAAAAATCAGACCAGTATATTGCATTTCAAGGTAAAGAAATGAGTAAGGCTAGAGTAGTTAAATCTTTAAAAGCAAGAGACGAATCAAAGTTTGAATTGCTTCTCAATTACAATTGGGATACTTTCACCTTTGATAAAAGAAACTAATCCTTAGGGCACAGATTCCTTTATTTGTGCCCTATTACCACATACCGAGGAGGCCATTATGGCAATAATCGAAATTCATTTAAAAAATGAGCAATTATACAAAGTAGAAGGACAAAACGCTATAGTATATGTCCATGATCATGATATAAATGAAATTACAACAATGACATTCCAAAAACAGGAAAAGTTTAATGAAAACTGGAAACACAATAAATCTATTGGGATTTCCTCTAATAACGAGGATCTTGATCCAAGACAAAGAAAGGACAGTATGGATAATGATACTATGTAAGCTAATTAAAATGTCAATAGGATATTCAACATTAGGTGGAGATAGTATTCAAATAAGCATTGGTGTAACTAAATTAGAAATATTTACATCATTTACTATTAAAAAAGGATGGTTTACATGAAAATACCTAAAGCAAACATACAATCACAAATGACTCAAAAGTTAATACACTTATTAAGTGAGTTAGAAATAACAGACAGACAAAGAATGAGTAGCGATGGTAAAAAATATTTAGATGACATATGGAAACTATTAGGACAGCCAACATATCAAGAAATTATAACAGCAAAAGAAAAGGCACAGCCTAATCTTGAGGAGGAAGAATGAGTAAACAATCAATCTACGTTAAACACAAAGATGACATTCTGCAAGAACTTGTAGAAAGTCTTGAAGGTCTTTTAAGTATAGGATACACAGGAAAAGAAAAACATGAAGGTTACATAAAAGGACTAAAATTCTG